CTGATTGCCTTGCACGTTACTGCCAGTCGCGTCAACGTTCACTGTCACGTTAGCGCCAGCCATTGCACTGTTTGGCGCAATGCTGCCAGAACGACCAGGGGTAAATAACTCAGGGCCACGCTCGCCAACCATGTAAGACGTGCCGCCTTTGACAGTGCCACCAGAAGCTTTACCACCGCCAAACAACATGCCAAGAATTCCGCCAGTGCTTCCAAGCGCCCCAAACGCTTGGTTGATGCCCATCTGCAAAAATTGTTTGCTTAAATCTTTTAAAATGCCTAGAGCAGATTCGCCAAGCGATTTAGTTCCATCAATCGCCCCCATGATTGCGTCAGTCACGTTGGATTTAATCGCATCGCCTAGCTTTTTATATTTTTCTGCCGTAGCCGCTGCTGCCGTGGCTGCTGCGTCATCTAGCTCCTTTTGCTTGCGTTTTTCTTCGGTAATGTCGTAATTCCTTTGCAGCTCATCTTGCAAAGCCGTAATTTTATCTTTGCTTAAATCCGGAAATCTTTCTTTAATGTCTAATTTGGCATTTTCAAGCTCTAACAGTTTTCTCGCTTCATCTGTAGCAGTTGCATCAAGCTCATTTTTTCTCTGAAGACTTACCAAAAGCGCGGCAGCAGCCTCTTGCTGCTTTTGTAGATCTGTTTTTTTCTCAGTTGTTGCTGTTGTTTTGCCTCCAGCTGCCGTAAGGCCGCCGCCTGTTTGTTGTATTGCGTTGGCAGCTGATGCGGTGCTTTGGGTCGATGCTGCTGGGTTAAAACCGCCAACGACAGCCAACTCTTTGACGCCTTGGGCAATACCTTGGCCAGCGCCTTTAATTTTATTAACGACGCCAGAAACCGCATCACCTAGGAAACCTTTGACCGCATTAAAACTTTTGCCCGCTTGATCAATAATAAATTTGATCGGCCCTGGCAAATTGTCGTAAAGACCCGCCATGGTATTGCGAATCGTTGCGCCAAGGTCGTTAAAAATACCGACGATGCCTTCCCTGATGGAATTAGCAAAATTAAGAACATTTCCTAGCTGTGTGTAATAGCCTTCACCAATAACAGCGAAGAAGCCTGTGATGGCTTTGGTCCCAAAATCAACCGCCTTCATCACTGCCTGGAATCCTTCCTCTAGTTCTTGGGCGAGGCTTATGTTTTCTTTCAACGGGGAAAGTTTTTCAAAAAATGTCGTAACGCCTTGAACCAGTCCACGCACCGGGGCTAGGACCAACTTCAACGCAGCTCCGAACACCTCAACGGTGACGGCGGCTACTTTGAATGTGCTCTTAAGTAGCAAGCCAAGCTCAGCACCATCAGCAAAAATATTTGTAAAGGCTGTCTGCAGACGCTTTAGGGCCCCGTTAATGGTGTCGCTGGCCTCAAAGGCTGCTTTTGCCGCTTGACCCTGCGAGTTTTTCTGATTCTCTAAAAGCTTGTTGTATTTGTCCGTATCGTTTAGCAGGGCCAGGATTGAAGGGCCTGCCTCTGTGCCAAACGCCTTGATAATGGTGCCAGCATCAGCGCCAGATTTTTTAATCTTTTCAAGCGTGCCCGCAAGGCCATCAGACTTAAGAGTCGATGCGCTGATATCTACCCCAAACTTTTTGAACTCGTCGCCAACCTTGCCAGCGGCCACTTGGGATAAGGCTGTTTTAAGTGCCGTGAAGGTGACCTCTGCGCCTTGACCGCCAGCGGTAATCTGGGCCACTGCAGCGTTGACCTCCTCTAGCGGCACACCCAGGGCAGCCGCCACTGGGGCCACTTTCGCAATGTTTGCCGCATATTCGCCAATAACAATTTTGCCGTCGTTTTGCGTCTGGATGAATCCATCGACAAGCTTGGCCGCCTTGTCTGCCTCTAAACCGTAAGCGTTTAGGACAGATGTCGTGGCATCACCAACCGTGTTGATGTCACTGAATCCGCCTGTTGCACCCAAGCTGGCCGCCTTAAGAATGTTTGCTGCATCTGCCGCATTCGTAAAGCCAGCAGAGGCCACGTCGTAGGCCGCCCCAGTTAGCTCGACAACACTGGCCTGGCCTGATAGCTCACGGCTTACATCACTTAAACGGGCCTTCAATTCCTCACTATTAACCCCAAGCGAACGCACTTTGGCTTCCGCAAAGTCTTGCTGGGCCAACGTCGAGAAGGCAGAAGTAAGGATACCCGCCGCTGATGTCAGCAAAGCGATGGGCCCTAAGGCTGTTTTTAAGGCAGTGCCCAGGGCCGCGACACCTGGGACCGCTCCCTTTGCCGCTTTGCCAAAAAACGCAGACGCAGCGCCTGCACCTTTTGCAGATTTAGCCGCATTGTCTAATGCGCCTTGTGCGCCCTTGGCTTTATTTTTTAGCTGGTCAACCTGTGCCTGAGTCCCCTTGATGGCAGACTTCGGCTGAGAAAAATCAAACTTGGCTGTAAGGACTGTTGTGGTCACATCAGCCAACTAACTTGTCCCAGCTTACCGCCGTTGCTGCTTTGCGCGATCCATTGCCTGCTGCTCCTTTTCAACCTTCAGTTCGTGGTAGGCAGCAAAGTAAATAAGCTCCGCATCGGTCAATTCGTTGCGAAGCCTGCTTACGGTCATGCCTAATTCGCAGGCCAGAAAGAACTCAAAATAAGCCCAGCTGTCCTGCTTTAGTCGTTTTTTGCTTCTTCAAGGTCGGCCTCTTCTCCAAGGCCAAACAAAAACAGCTCAATCTCGTTTAACACGGATTCAGGTAGCTGCCGTTGAAGCTTGGGGGCATCAGCAGAAGCAAAAGCCTTTGTCCCGTCTTCAAGCTCTGCCATCTGGCACAACATCTGCGTGCTGATGTCTAATGCTTCGTCAGTGCCAGAAAGGCTTTGCGCTTTTTTACGGTCAGCGCGTGTGATCGGTTTAAAAAACAGATCAACAACTTTCTTGCCTTCAGCGTTTTTTAGTTCAAACTTGCGGCGCTGGTTGAGGTCAAACGCCCCAACCAGCAGATCTACGGTGCGATTTTGAGCCATTAAATAAAAGCTTGCGCTTAAATCATAGCCTTAGATCACTGCAGGTTCAAAGTGATTGTGCTGCTAGTGATGAAGTTGCAAGAAACAACGACCAATTCACCGACAGTTGAACTGATTTCCATATCAGTAATGATCCCATTGAACTTAGCTGAATCGGTATCAGCACTTGTTCCAGTGGTAAACAGCTCAAAAGTTGCGTCGGCTGTGTCAGCAGCCGTGATCACATCCTCAAGGAACGCTGCTTGGCCTGTTGCGTCTGGGTCATAAACCAGCTCAACAGTGCCAGACCCTGAAACCAAACTGCCAACAAAGCTACGGAAAGTATCGCCTTGCTTTGTGGTGTCAATCGTTTCTTTCGTAGTGGATAAGCTCCAGCTGCGGGTGCCAACGATGGTGGCATTGCTTGAGCCTGCTGCGTCGAACTGGACTGCTCCTTGTTCGCCTCGAAGTGTTGCCATGGTCAGAGTTCCTCGATGAATTCAAAGGTCACAGAGACCCGTGTTTGAAAATAGCCTTCAGGTGCTGGGGATGCCAGCGCCGTCGGACCATTGGGAGCGTCGAAGAAAACCCCCGACACGATCTCTCTATTGTAAAGGTCTCGGATTCGTTTACCAATCACCAAGTTCGCGCCAGGGCCGACGCCTTTGCCGCTGAAGATGTTGAACACGACAAGGCCCACGATCCGGTTCTGAGAATTGGTTGTAGACCCTTGGCTTAGGTATTGGTTGGCCCCAAAGGTTGTTAAGCACTGCACAAATGAGCTATTAGGCGTGGGCTCAAAGGCCATGTTTTGAAAGACCACAGAAATCGTGGGGCTGTTCGCCAGCTCAGTGGCTAGTCGCCCTTCGATCGTAGCCCGCACTGAGTTGAGGTCTGTAGCTGCCATCAGATCTTGCCTTTCTTCTGGGCCTGCTTAACAGCATCGTTGAAACGTTGCTGAGAATCAACCTGCAATTCTTTGGTGATAATTTCAGGGAAACCCGCAACAGTGGCTTGACGTGTCTTGAAGGTGCCGCCCCATGAAGGTGGCAGGGCGGTGCCCATGCAGACCGGCTCGGCATATTCCACGGCGTTGTGAACGTTGTAAACGTTGCCGATTGTTTCAGTCCCTGGTTGGTAGTTTATGCCCTTCGCTTGAGGGATGCTTCCTCCTTTTGCCGACGAATATTCACCGGGTGGTTCTGATTTGTTACTTATGGCGTTTTCACCGATCTGCCAACTTGCCCTCAACCTGCCGGTTTGGGTTGGCGTTGCTTCTTTTAACAATTTGTCGGCTTCAAACACTGTGCTTTGCGCGAAAAAGTCCCCCAGCTGGTTTAAATAGTCGTCAACACCATCAAAACCAATTTGCTTTGCCATCGTTAGGCCCTCAAATAAAGGTCGTAGGCAATATCAACACCATTCAGCTCTTGCTTGTCCACCTGGACGATCTGATAAACAATGCTGCTGATCACCACGCGGTCTTTAGTCTCCGGTGCGCTAGTCACATCTGCCGCCGAAATGGTCAGCTTTTTGTCACCCGCTTGAATTAGCTCGTTGGCCTCACGCAGCGCCACTTCACTGACAACACCCTTGATTGCTGTGTCTGATTCAGTCTCTGTAACCGTGCCCGTCGTGGGGTTGTAGCTGCCGCCACTTACAAAGCGGATCGTGACATCACCGCCAAGAACCGTTCCCCCGATAATCGGGGCGAGCTTTGCCGCCAGGATGTCACCGAGAGCCATTAGAGCTTGTAAGCGATGGCAGCACCGCTGGTTAGCTGGATGCTAGTAAACACGCCGTAGATAACAGTACGGGCCACAAAGGTTTCCCCATCGAGTGAGTCGCCTGTATAGCTAGCCGCAGTGATTGCATTAATCACCGTATCCTCTTTGAACTGAATCGCCCCGAAGCGTCCAGTTCTTGCATCTGTTCCGGTGATTGATTCACCTTGGCAGCCCATGTGCATTCGATCAGCTCCGTTTGACAGAAATGTTGCCTGGTCCACTGATTCTAAGGCTGTGCAGATATCTTTCAAACATGGGCGGCACGCGATCAGCTCCCACTGAACCGGTCTTATCAGGCACGACCGAAATGCTGCCCACCTGAATGCTCTTGAAGTCCTCAAGGCCACCCAGGCTGATGCCGTCTTTGTTGCTGTGCAGGTAAACCGCTAGCTCAATCTGAGCGTGTTTAATCTGCGACGGGATCTCTGTATCGGTAAAGAAATCGTCGGCAATACGAAAAGGAAAACCCGTTGCGTAGGTATTGATATACGTCGAAGGCTTTCTGACACCTGTACGCGGCCACTCAAGCGCCTGCGTGTCGGTTGCCCTGGCCCCTAGAAATCTTTCACGGTCAAGCCGTTGTGTGGCAGCTGTCAGCGCACGGTTGCGACTATCAGCGTTGCCTGAGCCCCACTTGTTCGCATCAGTGCCCAGCACCATGGCGTCAACGTAAGCGTCAGCTTCCGCCAGCGTCATGTAGCTGTTCGAGCTTGCCCCGCCCGCTGTTGCGACGATTGTTACTGCCATTGGCCTTGCGGGTGGTGGTCTTGGGTTCAGTCTTAGCAGGGGCAGAGGCCACCGCTTGCGCGGCAGCCTGCTGTTCCCTAAGTCGCTTAAAAGCGAACAAAGCCATTAGCTAGAAGCGCCCTTAAGCGCAACAAAGTTAATGACGATCGCCTCTGACAGCGACCCAGAAGTCACGTTTGAAACGGTCAGGTTGAAAGAACCTGCCGCCATCGTGTTTGCCTGCACCAAATAGCTGCCAGCAGTCCCGGCAGAGCCGTGAACAGCAACGACAACATCTGTTGCAGCCACCTCGCTGTTGGTCACAGCAAAAGTGGCTTCAGCGCCTGCACCAAGGGCAGCGCCGTTCATGGTGATTTGACCGGATGCAGCGTTAATCGTCACGCCGGTCGTCTTGTTGGTGGCCTGGGTGACAGTACCGCCAGTGGTCGGGCCAATGAGTTTGCCCGCTGTTGCCTCAAAAATGGATGCCATGGTTAGTACCTCCTGGGTTAATCAAGGGAGCTAACAACGGTCGAGCGGACGATCCCAATGTTCTTGGTTTCGTACACCTTCGACCAGTTGCCCACGGTTTCCAGCTGAGCGCGAGTCGGGTTGACCGTGGTCACGCCCCACTTGGCACCGATCGGGTGGTAGCAGTACCCGAGCGAAATTGCAAGCGCGTCTGACAAACTTAATATGTCACGGTCAGTTTCGGTCCTGAGCGCAGTGACCTCAGAACCGCCAACAGCGCCCTGAGTCATGAAGTAAACGGCGTACTCCTTAGAAGCGCCGCTACCTGTGGTTTGCACGTCATCGCTGATGACAACCCGCATCCCCATGAAGACCGGAACAGTGGGGTTACCAAATGCACCCGCAATCGAACCGCCGCTTGCGGTTGCGCCTGCAGCGGTATCCCCTGCAGCGACGAAATCGACGGCCCTTCGTTCGACAAGCTCGTAATAAGTCGCGCTGTGCATGACCACAGCGGCCAACTTGTCGCCTTGATCGCCCAAGAGGTTCTTGGCACGCGCAACGTGGCTAGGCGTCAGTGAGGTCGGTGTATCGCCAGACTCAGAATCCAAACACAGGCCAAAGAAGGCGCTGCTGGAAGAGTTGTTATTAAGCGAGCCGAACACACCAGACAGGCAGGAAACAAGATCCTTCTGCTTTTGGTGGTTGACGTAGCGGGCCATTTTCTGGCCAATCGCTCCGATGGGGTCGGAGCCAGATGCCAATGCTGCAAGGTCTCTTGCCTCAAAGGCCCTGCCTCTACGAAGCAACACGCCGATTTGACGATCTGCTTCGATTTTGCCTGGTGTCAATGACGTGCTGTCGGTCAGCACCTCAAAGTCGCCTGAAAGGTTTGCCTTATAGAAAGGCACGGAGACAAAGTCCCCGGAGCCATCGCCGGAGGTATTTAGCTCGGCCATCGGTTGCACCACACCCGACTGCAAAAATGCGTCGGAACGGGTCGATTCCTCGATGACGTAAGGACTAAATACCTCGGGGATGATCAAATCTGACCGAAGGGTGGCCATGATCTCCTGAAGTAGTGTTTACGGTGTGGGCGTAACCCGATTGGCTCGGCGTAGCGTTGCCAGTTGATTCATATTAACGCTCGCGCAAACGTTTTTCCGCTTCGGCTTTGTAATTTTGCCAATTCTCAGGGTGCTTTCTAATAATTTCACCCAAGGCCGACATGTTGATGCCGCGATTGATGCCGCCGACGGTCAAGTCACGAAGCAAATCAGGATCTAGCCCCCCGCTTGATGCACTACGCGCTGCAGGTGCGCCACCGCCCTGGGGCTTTGGAGCCTTCTGCACCCACTCCGGCACGTTGTTACGAGCCCAATCGGCAACAGGAATTCGCTCATAGCCATCAACCACCACTGGGCCATTGTTGCCCTGCTCAATTTCCATGTCCTTCAAATAGTTCCGCATGACTAGATCAGGGTCATGCACAACATCTGACAAGGCGCTAACCGCAGGCGCAGTCAACTCAAGGTCACGCACACGGGTCTCAAGCTCTGCGATGCGTTCATCTTTTTTGGTGCTGTTTTCGCGGAACTGATGTTCTCTGGCTTGCAATGCTTCGCTGTATTTGCCCTGTGATTCCAGTTGTTCTTGCTCTGATTTTGCCTTGAAGTCCATCAACTCTTGGACATTGACACCTTCAGGCACTGATTTGGATTTTTTTAATTTACCAATCAGCTCGTGATTTTTGCGCTCTAATGCTTCGACACTGCCTCTCAGCAATTCCAATTCACTTGTGTCTGCTGTAGGCGTAGCCTCTTGCAGTTGTTCTTCAGACATAAATAACCCGTAAGGTTAATTGCAGCCCAAATGTACTACCAAAGAAACTTATTCGCCCAGTAAGCCTTTGAACTTGGCCCGCGTTTGATGTTTTGCGCGTGCCGGGCCTTCCAATTTTTGCGGGTTTCAGCAGCGGCTTTGCTTTCTCCCTCACGTTTGGGGAAACGCTTTGCACCCTGCAGGCCAAACCTCAACAGCTTTTCTTTGCCGTCAACCTTGGTGACAACCGCAGCCGCATATTTGGGGTGCTTTGTGGTCATTATCGGTTTATTGAGGCCCTCGAAGCGGTGGCCTCCTTTTTCAATATTGGCCATTACTTCCGTTTTCTTGTGCTTGCCTTGGGCTTGGCCTTTGATTTTGGCCGCAACAGGTCCGCATCTGCCTGCCGCGCTTTGCCTTTGCCGGTCACAAAACTGTTGACCCGGCCCATGGCCCAAGCCTCCATCGGCACGTTGCGCGATCCGCCCTGAAGGTAAGCACCTTGACCACGGCGATAAACAGCAGATAGCTGCCCAAGTGTGAACCTGGACTTATCGGCCTTTTTTTTGAGCGCGGCCTTTGTTGCCTCGCTTAGTGGTTTTCTTTTTGGTGCCACCTTGCTTGGTCCTCGATGCAGAAACGGCTTTGATGTCAATAAATTCGCCTGCCTTGTAAGCAGCCGCTGTGCGCTTGATCTCTCGGGCTTTGCTTGCGCGATTCTTGGCACCAGACAGGTACTTTTTCGGCAGGCCAGTGGCCTTGTCCTTAGAAACGCGCCGCATCTTCCGGGCCATTACTTCTTTTTCTTCTTAGGTTTTTTCTTGCCCGCAGGTTTCTGGGGCTTTATAGGGCCTTTGTAACTAGGCATCAGCTGTCCTCCTTGGATGCTTCTGTTTTAGCTGCTTTTTTCTTGGCAGCAGGCTTTTTTGGTGGGCAAGCCGGGGCCTCTTCTGTGGTCGGTTTGAACTTGAACTTGCTGTGAAGTTGCATGGGACAGGCCCTAACAGCATCACCAGCTTAACTTCAGCCGAAAAACTTGCTTACCAGATCGTTGTCTGCCTTGGTGAGCGAGCTTGCAAGCAAAATTTCCACCATCTGCCCCAGCTTCTCCCTGTGATCAGCATCTGCAGCCTCGATGGCATCATGCAAGAGCCTTGGCACATTGCGGTTGTCGGGCCAGCCGCCAACCATCGCAACAGCTTCTTCAAGCGTCATTGAATAGCTTTTTGCATAGCATTATCGACCCAATCATAGAGGCCACTGGCCTTTTTCTTCAACCCGGCTGGATTCAAGACATATTGAACAAAGGCTTCAGCAAAGCGTTCTCTTTCATTCGTTAGACCGTATTGGCTGACTGAGGCTATCTGCCCAGGCACTTGGAATTGACTGCCACTGAAAGCGCCCCCTTTAATCCCGAAGTAGTGAACTTGGTGGCCAACCTCGTGAAGGCTTGTAGATATCCAGCGTTGCTGTTTATTAATGCCAGCAGAATTTGAAAACGGAAGTTGACCTTTTCCAGTTTTTACATAGTCCAAGCTTCGATTTAAAGTTTTTTCTGCAGCGTCCAGCAAATCTTTTTTCTTGCCTAGTGCCGAATCTCTTTGCATTGTAATGGCCACAACGCCTTGACTTTGACGCGTGTATCCGTTGGCTCCTTTGTGTGGTGCGATGAGTGTCGGCAAAACCTTTGTGTCACCTGCCTCAAGACGCTCCAGCATATATTCTGCCCACTCCGTCTCTTCGCCCGAAAAACCCTGCTTCTTAAGTGATGCAATCTTTGTCTTTTGCGACGCAGCAATAGCTTGAATTTTTGCGCCCTTGTAGCTTTGCAAAGCCTTTGAATTTTTTCTTATTTTTTCATCCCTAAAAGTGTAATGTTGAATCACATTATTTTTACGAACAAAGCTTCTATACTTTTCAATATTTTGTTTTCGCAAGGGGTCGTCTGACAAGGCCGTAAGCACCCGGTCAAAAGTTGCGCCAGTGCCGCCCACAGACTCCATATATTCAGCGACCTCTGGTGAATCAACAAACTGAGCCTTAAAAGGCTTTTGCCTCTGCAAGTCACGACTTAATTTGTCGGCTTCTGCTTTGGTCTTAGCTGCAGCTGCTTTGGCCTTATCTGCTGCTGCTTTAGCTGCTGCTGTTTTTGCCTTGGCCCTTGCCAGCTCATCGCGCAAATCCTGCGTTGTCTTGGGTTTTGCTTTAGGGGCCGCAGCTTTTTTGCTCTTTGTGATCTTGTCCGGCTCCCCATATCGGGAACGCAGCTGCTTAAGGCTCACCTCTGAACCGTCCTCACGCATAAACCGTTTCATGGCACCATCTGGGCCATAGCGATCAGCCAAGCGGTTGTAGTAACGGGCCTTCTCAAATGCTCCAGGCGTTGCATTACCACCGTTCAGCATCCGGGCCTGGGCAGGGCTGGCGTCAAACCTTGATTTCTTGCCCGCCTTAGTCGTGCCCCGTAGGTCGTACAGGTGCTGTGCTGCGCTAGTCCCAACAGGCACCCGGCCACCTTTGGGGTCTGCACTAGACGGCGTGCCCTCTTTTGTTGGGCGATAGCCAATCTTTGAGCTAGGTGGTGGAATATCAATCCCAAATTTCTTGGATGCGCCCGCGTAATCAATCACCGGCACCGTTGTAGATCTGCAGCCGAAATGTGGTGGGTTGGCTGGGGTTGGCCCCTTGCCGTAGAAGAACTCCTTTTGATCAAGGTTGCGGCAAATTGCCGTGGTGTTGCTATCCAGCGTGGCAATCCACCTGTACTTCTTCGTGAGGTTTGGGTTGGCCTTATAAACCTGCAAGCTCGCAGCGTTTGAAGTGGCATTAACGCTGGTCCTCACCAACGTCCGCACTTGATGCTTTGCCATCTTCCAGGCGTTGCCTTGCTGGGCCAAGGCCACCTGACGTGGGGTCAGTGCCTCAGTTGAAAAGCCCAGCTCTCCATACAAAGACCGTGCAATCGATTCTGTGCTTTCACCTGTGAGCAGGCCATCCAGCACCGCACGCGAAAACAGATCGCCCTGGCGTTCAGCTAAACCGCGAAATGCTTTGACGATGCTGGTGCCATCAGGCATCCGAATCACAGCGCCCTGCCGTGCCGTCAGCTTCATCACTGCACCTGGCCCTTTCACTGCCTCCTCAAAGCTTTCCTGCAAAAGGTTGGTGCCCACATCTAGTGGGTCAGCTTTCACCACAGCCTTGGCGAAAGATTCAGTGACCTCGACCGTCCGCACCTGGGTCTTGACTGCTGCAGGCACTACCCGTTGCAGCTCCGCCCTGGCAAACGCGACCTCAACATCAGCCAACCCATCCAGCTGTTGGATCAACTCATTGATGCTTTGCCCGGACCACTTCTTCATGCCGTCCAGGTTTTGCTTGATCAGGGCCCGCATCCGTGCAGCTTTGAACTGCGGCTTTTTGCTGCTAGGCATCTTGTCGATACGCTCTAGCTCACGCACAGCCTTCACAATCTGCCGTCGATAAGACTCCAGCAGCTTGTTGGCCACGCCATTGCTAAACCGATTTAGATCTAGCGCCTTGCGGTAGTAGCTCTCAGGCACTCCCGCAACGCCACCAGGCTTGATGGTGTTATCAAGAAACCTGACCTGTTCCCCAGCACTAGGCGATGCAGTCACAAACCCTCCAAGCCCAATTCGGTAGGGTCACAATCCACATAAACAGACACGTCAGCACCTTCCCGTAATGCTGTGCCCACTACTGCGGTGAACTTTGCTGTATTTATCACCCAATCTGGGCTTTCCCTCAATTTTGTTTCTTGTATTCCGCTGATTTGGCCGTTGTCGTACCAAGTAGTTCTCACAATCCCAAAATGTGGGCCCACGCAACTGCCCTGAAAGACAAATAGGTTTCGCTCTCGGCGCTCCGGCTTATTCCGCCACATCTTCTAAGTCCTCATCCTCTTCTGGCAGCGTATCTTCATCCTCTTCTTCGGGCTCTTGTTCCTCCTCTGGTTCAGGCTCCTGCGTACCTGATAAACCGCCCATTTCAAGCGCCTCAAGCTCTTCTTCAACGTCCAGATCATCAAGGACCTCTCCCTTGCTGAGTTCTTCAAGCAAGGTTTTCTGGGTAATAGTCCCGGCAGTGTAAAGCTGCAGCAATGCTTGTATTTCTTGCGGCTGTAGACGTTGACCCAAAAAGTCCCGGTTGACGTAAGCCGTACCTGGCTGGCTTTCGTTCAAATACTCGGCATGAAAACGCAGGCAGTTATCTAAAAGATCCTGCATTTGCATCGCGATCAGCATCATGGTGCTGTCGCCCTGGCTGCGATCTATGCGCTTTGACTCGGCCGTTTCTGCTGACAGCTTTTGGCCCAGGACACTCGCCAACGCCAACGTGTTGATCTCTTCCGCGATCCGGTCCAGGTGCTTGAACTGCGCCTCGTAACTGTTGCCAGATGGCTCAACAAACTCAACTCGTGAATCAGTCGGCAGACTCATGGCCTCCGATGGGCCAGCCGTTATTTCTTCCGCGCTGGGCGGCATCCCGTAGATAGCCAAGAAAGGCACCGCACTAATTCTTAACTGGTTGCTTAGATCAGAGCTGGCCTGATAATGCTTGAGGTTCAGCTCTGCAATGTCATTCATTGGTGGCCGCGACTCAAGCACGCCAACGCGGTTGGAATATGCCACTGCAAACGGTATTTCTTTGACAGTGGTTGTGCCCTCGTCAAACAGCTTGAACTCACCGTCCTGTTCCTTGCGGTGAATTTCGTAAGCCCCAGGGGTCAGAACTCGGATTTGCTCAACAACCTTCTCCCCATATTCACCGTCCGGTTCAGAAATCGTTTCAAATAAGCGCAGCTGAACCAGTTTTTGTGTGCCTTCAATAATTTCACTGCGCCAGCCTAAAATATCCCTTGGGGTGTAGCGCACGTAGTACGGCCTACCGCTGCCATCAGACGCAGCATCGACCAGAACACCGACATGGCCATAACGCAGGCAAATTCTTGTTGCTTCATAGAGAAACTGCGTGATGTCGTTCCCCTGCAAATCTGCGTCAAACAGCTGTTCTGTGATCCTGTCACTTACGTCAGTCAATCTGACTGGCTTGCGGGTCAACATGCCCGCCAACATTTTTTCAATGCGAGCGTAGAAAGGGCTGAGACAGCTGATTTTTAGACGGTTGTCATATGAAAGATCATCCTCGCGGGGATATTGCGGAAGAAATTTTCTATGGCCCTTCCGAAGGCCGTAAGTGCCCGATAACAAGACTTCGAGAAGGCTCCAATGGTCAGCCATGTTCATGTACGCCTGGTTTGGCGAATCCACAGTGCTGACGTTGCCAACACGCTTAGCGCCACCAATCCCAGATGAATACACGGCTAAGCCCCTACCAATAATTTGATATTAATCGAGAGAACTGCAGACACAAGAAAGGGGCAGTTGCCTGCCCCAATCTATTGCGACTTTGACCCGGCAGCCCGCAAGCCATAGCCGGTTCTGCAATCAATATACTTTTATTCCAGTGCCACGCCCAGCCCGGACATGTAGCGGGTTGTATAGAGCCCAAACGGCATAACCCAGCGCGTCCGTTAAATGGTCGTAGCCACCTTCCTTGTCAGGTTGCTCAGGATTTCGCTCTGAATAACCCTGCAGCTCTAGGCACTCGATCATTTTTTCGCACTTGGCAAGGATCTGTAAACGGACTTCGCCTTTGCCGTTTACAAGCAACGCCTGCAGAGCAGCCACTCTGTCCCTGATTAATGGGTTACTTTTGCCTGCTATGACAGTGAGGTTGGCCATCTGCAACAGCTCAATGTCTGTTCTCGCGGCATTAGTGCTGCGGTTTGCGCCTGATGAGTCAGGGTAGACATATACAGGAACTTGTAAGTGAGCTGATTTTTCTTTAATGGCCTTTGCCATTGAATCGGTGTCATGGGCTTTCACTTCGTCGATTAGAAGAAATGAATTGCCCAGGCGTACCCCGCACACAGCGTTGCAATTACCAATATTGAAATCGCAACCCCAATGGCGTGGCTCATTGTCCAAATTGACCGGGGCCGTCTCAATGACGTGCTTCGCTCGGTCGAAACGGTCGTAAACCTGGCCAGTGTTCAGGTTGACGAAGACTCCGTTCAGATAGGACTGAATGAGTTGCTCTGGGTAATTCTGGAGTAAAGAATCGATAAACCCTTCTGGGAGGTAAGGGTTGTCCGTAGTTTTAGCGCGAATCAACGCGGTGTCATCACCTGCGTTTTTCTCAAAGGTGTCGAACGCCCAGCCGAAGCCTTCTGGTGTAGTGGCTGCATAGAACTGCTGGACATTGCCAGAGCGCAAGCGAGCCAGTGCCATCCGCATGGCTTGGGTCGCAACTGATTTGTTTGCTGTATCAGCTTCGTCGAATCCAACAGCGCAAAGGTTTTGACCACGAATGCGGTTGGCCGTCTCCATGGTGCGAAGCAGGATGGTATGTGAGCCCTCGCGAAAATGGATGCGATATTCCGGCAAGGGACTCACACGAAAGTCAAAAGGAATCTCAAATTTGGTGAGCAGCTCATCCATTTGGCGCATCAGAATATCCCTGAGCATCGGGGCAATAGGTTCAAACAAAGCAGAAACGTGGCCCACATTCAGAGCCGCCATGTGAAGGCTTTTACAGATCAAGCCGTAGGTTTTGCCAGCTCCGAATCCACATACCAGGCCAAGCTTGCGGTGCTCGGTGTCCTGGCAAAAAGCAATTTGATGAGGAAGCAACTCCGCCTGCACACGCTGCAGAACTTCTGCAATGGTCGGTTTGCTGAATCGCTGCAGCTCAAGAATCGGAGCTAGCAGCGGTTCATTGCCTACGACATCATCAACCAGGCTCATGACATCTCGAAGCGCAGAAGTCGAGCCTGCAACTCGATGGCCTTAAGGGCTGTGCTGTATTGGCTTTTTGTTGTGGCCTTTCGCTGAATGTCTTTCAAGGCACAAAGCGATTCATGAAGCCACTCAGGCCGCTCCAGCTCAGCGTCTAGACGCTGGTGATCACGGGCCCGCTTGATGTATTCCTCTAGCTGGCGAGTGCTGAGGCCCCAGGCATCCGCACCATATTGCAGGATTTGAGTTCTGCTATTGCCTTCCAATAAGAGCTTGTAAACGGTATTTATCCGCTCATCTACCTGAATATTGGTCGATTTAGCAGCCATGCCCTGACGTTAACAGGGCTAGGAAGTTTGGTGAAGTGAATTAATGGCGACAGAGGTTATATGAAACGCCTGATCGCGTGAGAGAAATCCTTTGTATTTGCGATGAACGTCGGCGGCAGCCTTGTAAAGCTGCGAGGTGGAGGGCTTGAAATCCGAATTGGTCAAGTGGTCAATAACGACGTGCGAAAGCGGTTTTTGATTTTGCTCAGCGATGCGTTTAAAAGCGTCTAGCTGGTCTTGCTTCAGGTTGATTGTGACTTTAGCCATTAGGAGAAATGCAAAAAATACAGTTAATTTTTTACTCAGGAATTTTTACTTGGTCCCCTATCCAGCGCAAATATGGGCCAATATTGACCTCTGGTTTCTGCGCGGTGTACCACCTGTAGCCGCAGCTCTGGCAATGTCGGCGGCGCACTGTTTCATACGGGCCATCAACAGTTTTTTTGGTGGATACAACTCTGACGAGAAAAGAACCGCATTTTTCACATTTCACTCGCAGAAAGGCGAAGAATTTGATCAATTTCTTGTAATTTAAAAGAAAGAAATGCGTAAGTTGATTTGGGCAAGGGCTCAACGTCTTCGAGGGTGTTGTCAAAAACTGCATCCGACACGGCCAAAGATTCTTCGAGCAGTGCTTGCAAACGCAAAATGACAGGTTGTTGCCTGATTGTGTGGGGGTTCATTCAGTTGATTGGAGGTAGGAGCTGCTCAACGTTTTGAAGCTGCTCTTTCACGTCAGCAATGTATGCAGGGAGCAGTGGCTTGAGGCCAGTGCGGACTTGTTGTCTTAACGAGTTGATGTCACGGGCAGTGGCCTCCCAGTTAGCACGACGTTGACGGTGAATGTCGCGGATAGTGTCCTTGTCAACGTTGACGCCTATGGGTTGTTGACGGCCACTTGTGTCAGTTGCGCGAACACCTGTGGAATCACGAAACCCTGCGCGAGTTGTTTGGGCCTCGTAGTCCTGGGCGTCGTAAGCGGCAACGCAATGACAGATAACGGCTAAGTCTGAGCCACCATGCCGATGGATGTTGCCGTCGATAATTTCGGCGTCGTAATCGGGCAAGTAATGGTTCAGGAGCCCGTCGCCATTGGTGACGATGCCAGTGTCGTAGCACGCGAAGCAAGAGACCTTCGGAGCGTAAAAGGTTGCGTCACGGTCGAGTGACGACCGCTTATGAGATGAAGTCATTAGCCAGGGGTGTGGTTAGAAGGGATCGCCTTCCTGAACATCAAGATGGGTCAGGTGGCTGGGTTTGGCTGGGGCTGCTGTGGCAGTTTCCAAGAAGGATTCATAACGGCCATCACGCAGCCAACGAAAACAATCGGGGTAACAGGTCAGGAACCGGCCCTTTTGCTCTCCTCTGGCCTGATCCTTTAACGAAGCAGCCAAAGTGCCTTGTAGGCGCTCCTGAACGCCTCTGGTGAGCTTTTTGTATTCAGCCCATGCCTTGGGCTTGGATTGACCAGTCGCTCTATTGACAATTTTTTGGTACTGCTGCCAAAAGGCCTGGAACTCGTCGCTGTAAGCATTTCGTTCTGGCTTTCGGCCTTTTGCAGCTTTACTGGCTGTTTGTAGTTCTTTTGTATTTAGTTCTTTTGTATTTAGTTTGGCGGCAGCTCCTGCCGGGGGGTCCGGCACCATTTGCCGGGGGGTACGGCATTTCCTGCCTAGGGGTGCGGCAGATGCTGCCGGGGGGTCTAAGGACGGTGGGGCAACATTGGCCAGGTGGTTGACGGTGACCCGGTAGAGGTTTGTGCAGCAGTCGCCTCGATCGTTTCGGCGTGATTCGCGCTGGAGGAGTCCCATGGACTCCAGCTGCCCAGCAACAGCCCGAGCAGTGCGAACAGAAACACATGCACCATCAGCGATGGTTTTGATGGACGGCCAACAGTCGGCGTTTGCTCCGGCATAGGTCTGGATGACCCAAAGAACCGCCAGCTGATTTGGCTGAAGCGTTCCGCGAATTGCTGTTGGGAGTGACGTAAAGGGGACGCCTTGCGGGATAAATGACATGGATTAGCGTTGAAGGGGAATAGCACCGGGCGGGGATTCGAGCACCCCGCTTTTTTTATGCGTTACGACATCGAAATTTCGGGAATCGAAGCCGCGCCGCAAGGATCAAAAATCCGCACTCG